TTAGGGATTAACGGGAGTTAAATCTGTGGCGGTGCTATTGGGGTCACGTCGAGTATCGGTGGCTGAACCGCCAAATACGCTGTCGAGGCTGCGGTTGCCGTTGAAAGTAACCTTGCCGCCGATTTCCGTACCGGCCGGGTCGTACCAGCCGCTCTTACCGTAGAAGCCACCATTCACTTGGCCGCTCACCCCGCCGGAAGAGGCTGTGCCGCTGAAGGTATTACCGTTTACAGTAACATCGTTGAAATCGATGTCCGCACCAAAATCGGCATTGCCTTTAATCGTGCCGCCCACTTTTCCGGTGTTGAAATTAACGGTTAGCAAAGAATTAACCCGTTTGGCAGGGTTGGTATCAGTGTTATAGGAAGAGGCCACAACCGAACCGTCTTTCACGCGGAAGGCCCAAACTTCGTAGGTAGCTTTGCCGGTGGGTGCGGTGGCGCCATTGCGCTTCTGCATGTCCGCCGTGTTGGCCAATATGCCGCCCGCGAATAGATCGGTTTGCCCGTCGGCACCAATCCATGCGCCATAACGCAGAGACTGCAGGTAGCCTGCGGGGAAATTAGCATCACCGTTTTCACAGCACACCAGCAGCTTGTTACCATCGCTTGAGGTTTGCGGCTCCATCTTGGTGGGTTGGTTTTTATCGGGCGTAAAACGGCTGGAGAATCTTGGCGGATTAGTGAACCCATCAAAGGCATAACTTTTACCGTTTGGCGCCTGATAGATGAATTTGTTTTCAGACGACGGACTACCCCAATACTCCACATACCACGACACATAACGCAGCTGCCCGTTACCGGTTTGGAAGGTGGTGGGCGTTTCGCCTGTGCTGGCCGGGCCAAGGATTTTGCTGGAGTCGGCCGGAGTCAGCGGCGGTACGGGAGCGGTACCGTCTGGAAAGGGTACCCCCCCACCGCCGGCACACACCACGGTGCCGAAGCGCTCGATGTGCGTGGCACGTCCCAGCGGGCCCACCACATCGCGGATGTAGTCGCCCACACCGAGGGCACACAAGCGCTGCGTGCCGCGCCCGATGCTCTGCACCACCAGGGTGATGGTGCCGCGTTGTGGGTCGCTGTCGGCAATGGTCAGGGGGATGCGTTCGCCGCGCTCGTCCACGCGTAGAATGATGAAGTGTCCTGCCTTTCGGGCGCGGGCAATCAGCGGGGCTTCGACAACAAACTTAAACACTTTTTCGGAGAACTGCTCCTTACTAAGAATCTTGTTCATGATACTAAGGGAAGAAGGTGGGTTGAGCTGCAAGCCAGGCTCTGCAAAGGGGGAAATCTTCCCAAAGGAGAAGGCCGTGCCGAGCCGCCGGAGCAAGAATTACTGCGTGCAAAAGTAATGGTACTTATGCAATCGTTTGATTTATAGTGACTTTCTTGTCATTTGCTACATGTTGAGCAACAAAATAGCATCAAAAGTGCAAAAAGCAGGAGCAAATTGCCCCTGCTTTCGTCCCGTGTGCAAAGATAATTACTTTTTGAAGATTAACCGCATGAATAGCTGAAAAATCCTCTTACGGCAAGCGATGACCACAATCGCAACCAGTGCCCAAAATCCGTAAATCTGCGTTTGCTCCCACCACGAGAGTTTGTATGGTACATACTTCGTGATGACGCGCTTGTTGTCGTTCACTCTGTCCCGATAGATGATATTATCCCGATATTCAATTGGCTTCTGCGTTGGTACGGGTTTCGCTTGCGGCTTGCTTTTGAGTGTGTGGTACAGCGTACCATCGATGTTGATACGCGCATCAGAAGTGGCGTAATCATTCTCAAGGTGGCTGGAGCTGTCGGCCGTTGTGCGCTCCGAAGATTGCGCAGGTATTTCAAAGAACACCGTATCGGGTACGAATACCGTGCGTTCTCTATATTCTACTCTCACGCTGTCGCGTTGATACGCCTGAGTTTCTATTGGGCGGCTCGTCCTGCACGCTGTCAGGAGTAATGCCATTGTGGCTATTAGTAAATGTACTTTCATTGTCTTGGGTATTTACGAGTTATGAGTAATTTGATTTCTTCTCCATCGGCCTGTGCTTTCTTCATCCGCGCGAAGAGTTTATCAAGCGTCGCTTTGCTGTTGAGGAGCATACCGACCTTGCGATTTTCGCCGACAAGGATGCAGCCCTCGGTGTCTGCAGATGTGTTGCCACTATGGATAAGCACACCTTGGAAGCCCTTTACACCCATGATACGTGGTAAGATGCGCTTAAATCGTGGCGAAATAGTCCGCATATCTATGCGATACTCCCCTGTGGGGATAGCCGTTTGTCCGTGAACCTTATGGGCTTTGATTTCCGCTTCGGACATATCTTGGCTAAGCCCTCGGTCGGTATCCTCGAGAGTGTCGCACAGATGTTCCCCTTTAATGTAAAGTCGCCCGATAGTATATTCTCCCTTACGAGCGATGCGTTCTAATAGAATGTTCATTGTCTTAGTCTTTCTTTTCTTCGTTACTTTTTTCCACGCTGTGGTGAGTAAGGATATCCACCACGGCTTGTGCAATATCGTCTTTGTTGACAATCACGCTTCTGAAAGTGTTCGCTTGCTCTTCGATTTCAGCCTTTTGCCACGATTTCTCACGTATCGACCAAAACTCACAGAGGAGTACGTAGGCCGTCCACACCATTGAGAAATAAGGGGCAGGGAGAATGATACTCGCAACCATATCAAGGAGGGTCAGGACAGCAAACGGGACGAAGTACTTCATCGCTTTCTTTGCCGTCATTTTCAGCCCTCGGCTGGTCGTAGGCTTGCCGTTTTGCTTTGCTTTCTGTACCCCAGCGATAAGGTCTATAATCATCGCAATGAGGATTGCAGCGGTGCAAAGCGTAATGATTAACACGTGCAGATAGATGTGTGCTTCTGCAAATTTGATTAGAGTTTCTTGCATAATTGTATAGAATTAAAATTGATTTACTTCATTTCAACGACCCACACTTTGTAGCCGTTCTGTCCTGCGAGGACTACTCCCTCAATCATTGTAAGGCACACCGTTTCACCCCTGCGCACTATCCATGATGTCTGCGGCGCATTTCCATATCTAAGGATGCGGTGCTCCCCATCACCGATTGGCGGCAAGATGGACATACTTCCATCACCAACCTGCGTGAATGAAATCGTCTGCCCTTCAACGGCACCACTCGGCAGTCTCACGTTGGCATCCTTATTATTACTGGTCAGCCCGATTACTCGCGTATGGTGTGTTGTTAGTTGCGTATTTAGGTCACTGTTACCTATTTTTTTGACATTCTGAATGAAGCCGCAAGCCTTGAGTTGATAGAACAGCCCTCCGTATGCAGGCGCTTTATACTGTGTGGTATTGGTGTTTTCAGCGCGGCCGAAGACACCGACCACGGCATAGCTGTCGAAGCCGTCGGGGATTGCGTAAGGTGCGCGCGCGAGGTTGGCAACACCATACCCACACATCGCAGCGAATTGCTGGACACCTGTTGTCGACGGCCAGCATCGCACGCCTGCGTTGTTGGAAAACATTCCATCGCCAGAAATGGAAGCAGCGTCTTTAAGGCCGTTTGCATCTTTCGTCTGCACATTGATACTCCCTGAAGATGCGTCAAGCATAATGTCTGTGCTACGCCCTCCGCCGTGGTCGGTGTGCATCGCGATTTCGTTCGCTCGCGCATCGAGAGAAATCCAGCTGCTTTCGTTTAATGTTGACACAATACTACCTTGTGACAAGTACCAATCTCCGATGTTGGCATCCTCGGCGAGGAGAAGCTGCGTAGCGACACTCTCAAAGTTTGCCCCAAAATTGTTCCACTTTGAAGCGTTGGGAGGAGCGACAGCGCGGAACTCACCAGCGTCAGTGCGAGCTACGAAGTATTCCTTTCCATACTTCACGACATCAACGCGATAGGATGTTCCGTAGTAGGTCTTTGCAGCATCGTACTCACCGCGGTATGCCATCGCTGGGCTGTCACCTTTCTGACCATCGGCAGGCGTAATGCGGACGGGTGCGCTCCAATCTGATTTGAGAACATCCGTTGCGCCCGACACTTGCGCGGTGGACATCCACAGGAATTGCATCTGTCCCACCGCTGGCTGTCCGATGGACCAACCTTGCGGGGAACGCTCTTTAAGATTTAGCACAGGGGGAGCGGTGCGCGAGCCATTAACTGCAAATCGCATCTCGGTATAGTCGGGACGGAAATCCTCGGCCGCACGCGTCCACGGCGTGGCCTGTGTGCCTTCTTCGGCTTTCGGACATGAAAAAAGCACTTTGCCACTATTCCCATTCTTATTCCAAGCGCGGAGGTAAAATTTACTACGCCCGCTCGCGGTCGCTGAGAAAGTTGAAGAAAACCTTTTCCATTCACCGAGCGTTTCAGCGGTATCTGATTTCAGGTGAAAGTGTGTTCCTTGCGGATATCCGATAAGCCACCCAGCGGTAGCTCCTTTTGTGTAAACAGAAAAAGTATATGTTCGCCCAGCGATTAAATCTACATCTTGGTGCAACTCTGCAAAACTATTTGCCTGATTGCTTGGCGACAATCCCCACACTTGCGCATCAGCTATGGGCGGAGTTACAGATGGATCGTGTTGTGCCGAGCATGCGTTATCTGTCCGATTTACGCCCCAAGCCCCGAGTTCGCTCGGCAAATCAGCATTTCGCAATAGATTGGGTAGCGGTGTTAATCCATCCTTACCACCATCGCCTTTCTCGCCCTTGGTGTCGACCCAAGTGTAAGCCTTCGGGTTGAGGCTCGCAACGGGTTGTTCGCTCACCCACTCGCCACGATAGCGCGCGGAGGTAGTCCCTACGGCAGCGTCCAAGGCACAGGGTGTCCAAGGCGTAGCGACATCTCCCTCCTCGAATTTAATATCCGAGTAGTAGTATGTCCCGGCAGTTTTGCCGAAGAGAACGAGCGAGCAGTTCACGTCTCCAAAGAGGGGAAATGTGTGTTGGTAGAACGTCCATTCGGTGCTGAGTGCAACATGATGGAAGATTAAGCCGGCCGCGCCGTATACCTCAGGGCCGAACTCCAATGTGTGGGCAGCATCCGCCTTTGCCCAGAAGCTCATTGTGTAGTGCTTGCCACCGGCGTAGCCCAATCCGTTAAAGTGGAATATACCATGCCCGGGCTTAGGCTGGATAACTTTCAGTCCTCGGAACGCTCCTATCGGCAGTTCACTTTGGGAAAGCAATGAAGTCTGTGCGCTGACATTTGGCCGCCATGGCTGGATATAGTCCACGGCAGGATGCAGCGTTGAGGCGAGGTTCAGTCCTGTGCCGCGCAATTTCTTAGCGGCTTCGATGGCTTCGGCCGTTGCCGCTGTGAAGGTCTGCCCACCATCGGCTGAGTATCGCACATGCGTATAGGAGGAGCGTCCGTCCTTACCGTCTACACCGTTCTTCCCAGGGAGTCCCTTTTCTCCTTGTGGACCTTGCGCACCTGTTTCCCCTTTTGCTCCATCTCGACCAGCCGCTCCATCCGCCCCTCGCTGTCCAGTGTCACCCTTATCCCCCTTTGCACCATCGCGTCCATCTCGCCCCGCATCGCCTTTCTGACCGTTAGCTCCTTTGGCGGAAATCGCCCATACGGAAGTGTCGGACAACGGCTTGCCAGCGGAGGGTGAAGTTGCGACATATCGATAAGAAGTCACTACGCTGTTTTCGGTACGCACAACCTCGTCGCCTTGATAGTAGGTTGCAGAGGCATTCCACTCGCCACGGTATAATGGGATTGGGGCGGCTTCTCCACCATCATTCTGTACCAGCGTACCTCGCAGGAGAAGTCTTCCATCTCCGCGGCTGTTGAAGTCCAGCGCGTCCCCCAGTTTCATAGCGTTTGCCACCATATCAAAATACGAACGGCCATCATAAGAGACAATGCGGTCGGTCGTAATTCTTCCTGGCAGTATTTCGGAATATCCGTACAACTTAACGAAGCTGCGCTCGCCTCCATACTCGCTGTTCAGAATGCCGACGAGGAGGTGATAGAAGTTAGGCTCGCTGTCCATACTCTTAGCCGTTTCGGAAAGATAGAACGCACCCGAGTCCCCATTGCGTGGCACACGGACATAGAGATAGTACTTCTTCTCTTCGACATCGAGACGGCCACTGGTGAAAGCGGGAATATCCCAAAAGCGGTATTCTTTTGGAGAGTGTGCTGAACTGATAGACTTAATGCCAATAGTGAGGTGTTGCAGCAGCCCAGCGCCAACGCGCAACTGTTTTGTGGCGCTGTCATATCGGATTTCGTGAGCTACGGGGGTTGGGGTTGCTCGGCTGCTTACAAAACGGAATTGCAGGCTTTCATCACCAACGAGTAACGCCATCGTCTGCACAGCTGCTGGGCTGATAGCACGTGTAAACTTATCAGCCATTGCTGCCTCGAGCATTTCCATCGTTTCACGGGCATCACGAAATTGCCGCTGCGTAAATTGCACCGCTGCTTTGGTTAGCTGTTCCGCCTCAAGCTTCTGCGCTTCGAGTTTGGAGATAGTTGTTGAGAACGAACCTGAAAGAGGAGCGTTGCTTAACTCAATTTGTGGGGCGTGTGGGTTGTTGATGTAGTCCTTAATACCGATGATGCGAACATCCACGCCTTGAGGTTGAAACTGCGGGTCTGTGAAGCGCACAAAGCTGCCGAGCCGCAGGCGTCCACCAACATTCACCCAGTTTCTGCGTGCCCAAATGCCGTCCAGCTCCCCCGTGAAAGTGAACGTCTGTTGCTCGTGCTCGTAGAGGTGTTTAACGGCCTTGCGAAGCATATCCCATTCTGCTCCCACCTTTTGGGCAGGTTGGCTGATATACACCTGTGGGAGTTGGCAGTGGAATACAGCGTACTCGTCACCGACGCGTGGGCAATACGTAGCGTTGGGCATCGTCTGTCCGTCAACCTCCTGTGGTACGATTTCAAAGCGGCGCGACTTTTTCGTCCCTTTGATGTCGTGGTGGTATTTCACCTCAAATTCACGACCTGCGAGCATTCCACTTTGGAAAATCACTGTCATCTTCTCGCCCGCGATGAGGCAGTCATTGTAGTTGAGAGCATCGGGGAGAGAGGCATCCACGAAATCGTAGAAGTTCTTCTTTGCATTTTCAACGATAACTTCCGACACCTTACCCACTCGCTTGGGATAAATACTGGAAGCATCAAGACTATCTTCAGCACCCGATATAATTTGTCCACCGTGCCGCCGAACGGACAGGCCGAGGTCATCTACAATGTAGGTGTTGGCACGTGCTGCATCGTAGCCTGCCTCACCCTCAAAGTGCTGACCATCGTATTTAATCTGTCCTTGCTTCGGGAGATGAAGTGTACTTGAACCGTATTTGCTGGCATCGATATTGCGTTCGCCGCCTTGCACAAAGAGTACCTCTGTCGGTGGGTTGTCGCCTTGATTGCTGCGGCCAACCCCCGAGATAAAGCCCTTTCCCTTTCCGTACGCAAGTGAGAGAGGATTGCTGCGCTCGTGTTCCACCTTGCCGAGATTGATAGTATGGCCGACGATTTCAAACTCCGTCTTGAACTCTTCGGCGATACGACCAAGAGCCTCCCAACAGGAGGCGTGGTCATAACTTACGAGGTGCTCCACATCATCGGTACACGTTCCAACCGACCATCCCATCTCGCGGCGGTTGAGATTATCAACGAGCAGGCGCAGGTGCTCAATAGGTTTGGCGGTAAGCGTAAATTTCAGTCGGCCGTCCACGAGGTTGCGCATCTTCCACAACTTCATCTTGCCCTGCGCACTATCAAGCGTGAGGGTGTATTCAAAACGGCGCGTGTGGTGCATTTTCAGAGCCTCGGGACGCATCAGTGTATAGCGATCGCCTCCGAAATCAACGTAAGCCCCAATCGGAATTTCTACGTGTTTGGACAACTCAAAGTAGAGTGTCAGCGTATTCTCACCCATCAGCTCGCGGTGGCGATAACTGTTATCGCCGACAGAGAGGCTAAGTATTTTCTTGTCGTCTTTCGTGTAGAGTGTCAACATAGTTGAGATTGTATTTATCATTAGTAATATCCTCCATCTGTCAGCACGAGAGTTAGTGTATATCGTATCCACATTCTGTGCGTATCGACAAAGAACTCCTGTACCTGCATCTGCTTGTAATAGCAAGGGAGTTCACGCGTGTGTGTTGGCGACTTCAAACGCCTTTCGTTAGCCTGCACCAATCGAGCAAGAAGCCCCGAATAATTTTGCCACAGGCGCGCACTATCAGTGTCTGTCATTAGGAGCGGAAGCGACACCTCGCGCAGCTGGTAAGTAACGCCCTCGTGGTCATATTCAGCCCCTGTTTCTGAAGATATATTGCGCAGTAGGTTGATTTTGGCTTTCGGGGCTTCACGGAGGCTTTGCGCTGCCCCTTTCAGCACACGAATACCAAAATCGGACAAGTCTATACCGTCAAGCCCCCATCCCTCTGGAGGACGTCCGCTGGGCTTCGGGGCGCTTCCCCCGAGCAATGTCGGTGGAGCGTCTTCGGCGACTTGCAGGGTAAATGTATAGAGGTCGCGGCACACGGACAAACCCGTAATACCAACGAAGCGCACCTCGTATGGGCGTGGCAATGTAGGGTCGGATAGCGTGTGGTAAGCTCCCCCTCGTGCCCACAAGCGAAAGAACGCTTGGTAATTCCCGTGCCCGACTACAGCCATTTTGACATCAGTCGTTCGAGTGTCGAGTTGAGGTGCTGATAGGTCGACATCAACGCCGTTCTCCTCGTGCCAGTCGTTCTGCTTTACGGCTTTCATAGGCGGAAAAGCGAGCAAACCGTTCCAGCCGTCCTTGGTGACATACGCGCCAAATTGGTCGTAAAGGTTCTGGCCGTCAATCGTGGTCTGTTGATACATCGTTCTTAGTTCTTAATTTTTATCCCTTTCAGGGCAATGTCATTCAAGCTATCTTTCACTGCACGCACACCACTTTCAACAGCAGCGAGGCGTTCGGGGAGGCCATTGGTATTTCGCTCAATCCCCATCACACTGCGGAGGATGGCGCTGCTATTGGCGGCGAGGAGACGCGTGTTCTCTGATATCGAGAAAGTGTGCCCCTGTACGGCTGTCATTCGCCCATTCAGTTCGTTGACGCTGTCTTGGCTTGCGCTGGCTATACCTTTCTCAGAGGCTTGCCGTGCTCCTTTCTCGGCCTCGTAGAGGTCAAACCCGTGCTTTTTTGCGTTCTCTTTCTGTTTTTCTATCGCCTTGTTGAAGGCTTCCTGCTGAAAGGCGAGAGAACTATTCAAACCATCGAGGTACTCTGTCATTCGTTTTAACTTCTGTTCCTCTGTCAGCGTCTTGTCGGTTCTTATTTTCATTATTTCCTCCGTAGCACGTTGGAAATCGTCCCCGAAGATTGTATCGAAAATCATCTGCGTTGTGAACTTCTCGAGCATATTTGAAAGGCTACCCGTGAATTTCTCCGCAGCATTAGTGCCATTCTTGAAAGCGTCAACAAGTGCATCGGAGAGTTGATTGCCGAGGTCACCGAAGATATTCGTGAGGTAGTTCTTAACCTCTTCCTGTGCCTTAACCGCCGTCTCCTTGAGTTTGATGAGCTGCTGGAGAAGAGACTTGTGTTCCTCTTTAAGCTCGCGTGTGTCGAGAATTGTCTGTGCGAGTTTTTCGTCAAATTCCCCCTGCGCATTGATAAGTTTAGGATAGGTTGCAAGGATAGACGAGAATACGTCTTCGCCTGCGCCCCAACCAAGGAACCCCGTCTTTCTGTGGCCTGTCTTTACTTGGATTTCATTTATCTTGCGCAGCTCCTTACCCAACTCTTGGTAAGATTTGTGGAGGACGTCCACTGCAGAAACAGCCTTTTTGTAATCAAGTGTTCCGAAGACAGTACTCATCTTCTTGGCTTGCAATTCCTCCTCAAGGAGGGCGAGAGTAAACGCACGCTGTTGGGCGGTGGTTTCTTTCAAAATCGCTTGCAGGGCTTTCTTGTGGCGTGCTTCGGCTTCAAAAGCTCCTGCGATGACATTCATCATTTCGCCTGCCGCTGCACCGATACCACCGATGATACCGCCTTTGGCAAAGCCCTGCCCGATGTTGGAAGCCGCTTGTAAAGCCTGTTGAACTCCGCCTGCAACGCTCGCCATATCCTCGTTCCCCGCCGCTTCAAAGACTTTCTTGAGGTTGCCCGCAAATGGGATGAGTGTGTCAGCTGCACCCGAAGTAGCCTTACCGACTTTCTTTAACTTTGCCTCGAGGCTTTCAATAGCTCCCCCCTCCTTGGCGTTTTTGAAAAGGTCTTTGAACGCCTTTGCAAGCGTTCGGAATGGGTTAGCCTGTTCTACGGCTTTCTTGAGCTTCTCGAGTTGCTGGATAATCTTTTGTAACCGCTCAGGGCTTTCTTTCATGGCCAGCAATTCGGCGGATGTAAATCCGAACTTCGGCGTGATGTCTTTCCCCTCCGTTTGCTTGAGGTATTCAAGCAGCGCCTGTGTCTCGTCAACAATCTTACGGATTTGGGCGCTGCTCTTCTCTCCAGCGTCTTCAAAGAGAGAAATTAAGAGCGTGGAGGACTTCTGCGCCTGCTCGGCCTCCTCGTTATAGACGGCTTGCAGAGAGGATTTCCGCCTCTCCTCGAGGACAGCAATGGCGCGTTCCTTTTCTGTATTGTCACCACCGCCACTTTCAATCCCTCGCCGTTCCTCATCGTACTTACGATTGATTTCCACTCGTTGAGCTTCATAGTCGCGGTATTTTTCCAAAAGTTTCTCGTAGAGCTTCGTTTTTCCCTGTTCGATGAAGAGGTTGTTTTGCTCCTCAAATCCTTTCAACAGCTCCTGTTGGTTGCTGCTTAGGTCGGCCTCTGTTAAGCGTGTTGGACTGTTCTTATCAAGGAGAGAGTTTCGGTAAGTTGTCTCCTGTTGCTTCGTGGCTTTGGGATGTTGATTGAGCCATTCATTTACCTTTTTATCGGCGAGGTCTTTCAGCATCTCATCCCTGCGCTTGCGGTTCTCCGCACGGAGGCGGGCATAATTGAGGGTAAGTTGAGCAAGTTCCTTGTCGAAGCCGTCCTCCATGGCGTCAATCTCTTTTTGGCGGAGATCTTGTGCTCCTTTCACAGCTTCCTCTGAAAGCCCGTCGTTATACTGCTTAATCATTTGCTTGCGCTGGAATGTTTCAGCGGCAATACGCTCGGCCTCTTTCTTCGGGTCGGGTCCAGTCTTCCCATCGGACTTCGTATCGTACCATTTAATCTTCTTGCCGATTTGAGCAATCTCCTTTATCAGCTGCGCACGCCTATTCTCATTGGCTTTCGTATGTTCGAGGGAGGCAAGTTCGTCCTCTTTTTCTTTTTTCAGCTGCTCGTAGTAGGCTTTGTTCTTCACCTTGGGCTTCGGCGAAGTCCCCTGCGAGTCTCCTGCGTTGGCATTTACCATATCGGACACAGAGAGGCCGAAAGCGCGAGATGCGTCCCTGACGGCGTTCTGTTCCTTTTTATTAAGCGCCCGAATTTTATTGACGGTTTCCAGCACGCGGTTCACCACCAGCTTCTGTTCACGGATAACATTCCCTTCAAGGTCTTTTATCTCACGGACTTCGACCTTTTGAAACCACTTGTTTAAGTCCGAATTAACTTGGTTATCGTCTTTGCCGATTTTACCCAAGATACGGTCAACCTGTCTATCAAGGTTTGCGCCGTGGAACAACCCCGACATTTGTTCACGGAGCGTTTTAACGAGGTCACCTCGCGCATCTCCATTCTCCTTGGTCTGTTCGTCAATATATGACTGCATGGCGCGCGCTTTCGCCGCCTGCGTAATTTTGTCACGCAGCAACTCGTAAGCGTCCGCAACATCAAGCACCTTGCCGCGTTCATCGCTCAGTTGCTTGAGATAGTTACCATACTGCGAGGTGATGGCGTCCTTGGCCTTTTTGTAATCTTCTGTGCCTTTTTTGGCCTTTTTCAGTTCCCCGTACAGAGCGTCGAGTTTCGTGGTTTCAGACGATATGCCTTGATTTGCCTCACCAACTGCTTTATTAAGCGCTCTCTGTTGCTTCTCTGCATCACTCTCGTAGGTCACGAGCTTATAAATGGCATAGCCCAGCGCCACCACAGCGGCGGCTGCAAGAGCGTATGGGTTGGCCATGATTACGGCATTGAGTTTCGCAGAAATCGCTATCAGACGCGTCTTTGCAGCTGCGAGGAGGTTGCTCGCTCCTGCGTTTGCGGTTTCGGCGGCGGTGTTCGCCCCCGTTTCAATCGTGTTTGCGCGCCGCAGCGTGCTGTCAAGGGCTGCGGCCTTGCTGCTGACATTGCGTGCGGCTGTATTGCGTGCCTTGGCGGCTGTATTGAGGTTCTCTTCTGCAGTTTCAAGTGCCGTTACCGCCTTTGCGACTTTCTTTGAGTTCGTAGCTGTAACCTCGGCGTTCATCTCGGCGCGCAAAGCGATGATGTTGCGGCCTCGCTGGATTTCCTCCGCGCGAGCAGCCGCCATCTTCTGCGAGATAGCGGCGATTTCACGTTGCTTGGCCTGCACCTTTGCGGCCGACGCTCCTTGCTCCTTGAGCGCCTGCGTCTGCGCAATCAAGGCGTCTCGCTGCTCCGAAAGACGATGAGCGCGCAAGGCTGCACGGCTCTGCAACTCGGCCTCTCGTGCAATCTTTTTCTGCACCGCCGCGGCTTGCTCCGCCCCCGCCTCTTGCAGGGTGGCTTCAAGTTCAGCGCGCTTTGTTGCCACAACCTCCGCGGCAGCGACTTTCTGTTGCTCAGCAGCGGCAAGTCGTTCTCGGGCGGCTGCAAGTTCTGCGTTGGTGGTAACTGCCAGTTGGGTCTGTCGTTCCATCTCGGCTTCGATTTCGGCCTTTACGGCAACATAGTAGGCTTCGGAGGATTGCGCCAATCCCATCTTTGAGATGCGCGCTTGTTGTTCTGCATTGAGAAGTTGAAAGAGTTGTGCTGCCTCCTCCGCGTGTTGCACGCTTTTCATTGCCCCCTGTACAGCCGCAGCGCTGATAATAGCGGCTTTGTAAGCCCCAACGACAGCGACGACAGCCATAATCGCTTCACCGACCGACCGCCAGTTTTCCACAAGCGAACTCGCGAGGCTGATACTCCCCGAGATAGCCCCCTCGGAACTTTTGCCTATTTCGTTAATCATCTGTTCTATGGCGTCCTCAAGGTTGGCGATTTGGCCTGTAATAGACTTACTTTGTGCCGCCATCAAACCTCCAAACTGGCTACCCTCGGAGGTCATATTGATAATTGCCTTTTCAACTTCGGGGAAGCCGATTTTCCCTTGCTCAACGAGTTTCTTTACCTCGCTTTCGGCTACGCCAAATTGTCCCGCTAACTCTTTGGTTAGCGGAATACCACGGCCGAGGAATTGATTGAGGTCCTGCGTATAAAGACGCCCCTGCACCATCGTTGTGCCATAGAGGTAGGCGAGGTCGTTAATCGGTATCGACAACCCTGCGGCGATGTCACCCAGCCGCACCAGCGTATCGTTCACCTTACCAGCTTCAACCCCATAGGCCAGCAACTGCTTCGCGGAGTTGGCGATGTCGTTCATCCCGAAAGGTGTTGTCGCAGCCGTGTTGATGAGCTGCTGCATCAAAGCATCGGCCTGCTGCTTGCTGCCCAACATCGTGTTGAACGCGATTTCGAGTTGCTGAAACTCACCGCGCACGGTAGCGACTTTCGTCGCAAAGTCTTTGAGCTGGCCGACAGCGAAAACCCCAGCCATCGCGGCACCGACATTCTTCATCGCGCTTTCCATCCGCGCTCCCTCTTGGGTTGCGGTTTGGCCGATGTTCTGAAGAATACTCTTACTATTCTCCGCGTCTGCGCGAAGTTGTGAGTTGTCAAGACTGGTTTGATAGTGCAGTTTTCCGTTTTCCATCGTGAAGTTTCTTTTAGTCTACTATGCCGAGAAGTTGGTCTATGCGCGCTTGGTCGTTCGGGTTGCTCATATCTAAAACTTCCTCCTCCTCTTCCTTTTCCTCTTTATCGTAACCTGGGAGTGTCGCCGAGAGCATTATGAGGTTGGCGTAACTCAATTCGTAAAGGATGTAGTCAATCGGTAGGTTGAAACCCTTAATCATCCCAGCGACTACTGCCCAGACGCTGTCGTTTCGGTTGCGTCCACTTTCGTCGGTCTGAGCATGTTGATTTCGGTGAGGAAAGTGGTAAGCGCGAAAAAATCTCCGAGGTTCAGACTTTGGAGAAGTTGGGCGACCAGCGCGTGGAGTTCTGCGGGACTTAGGGTGTAAAGGATTTCTTCGGACAATTCTTGGAATTCGTGGCTGTTGTGCTTAAACGCCCACTTGAACAGCCGCTTAAATCGGCCATATTTCGGCCGTCTCGCACCGAGGACGAGCGTTGCCACAATAGTCCCCAATACACGAGTGTCTTTGGCAATAGCGAGACATTCTGATACCACATCACGGTCATTGAGTTTGCGGTTGGGGAGTTGCGCCACTAACTCCGACACTCGGATAAGTGTTGCCACGGACGGAGGCGCAATGGCGTATTCCCGACCACCGATATTTACTGATTTAGGGCGCTGCAAGAGCGCATCGGCGACACGGGTCTCAAACGTTTGTTCTTGTTCCATTTTCGTCGTTTTTGAAAAAAAGAGGGCGACCGCCTGACTGCCTTTGCGGTCGCCCAATAATCACGTCTATTACGCCTTTTTGTAAGGCTTGAGGAAAGCACCAGTTTTCGGTTTCAGTACCTTGATGACATAGTGCATCAGTCCGCCATCGGTTGAGGTGAAACTTTGTGTCACGCTCACCGTGGCGCGATCGACGAGATACCCCTTGGCCTCCTCGTCTTCGGGAGTAAGGCGGAAAGCGTGCTCACCAGCGATAACGCCATCAACATCGGTGAAAGGAGGGTCAACGCCCTTCTTTACAAAGAGGTCGAACTCGAGCTTGTACTTGTTGGTTTCGGTGCGGACGTCAACGACACCGCCTCCCTCTTCGAGGGCTTCCACCTCGTTTCCTGCGGTGGTTTCTATTTTGGTTGTCCCGTTCTTCGGGGTGTCAATGGCTTTCCACTGCGCCGAGGGGGCAGGAGCGCCGTTTACAGAGGGGGTGGTTTCGAGTTTGCACTTACCCCAGTTCAAAATTGACATAGTGATAAAATTTAGATGTTAGTAACTTCGTCAAAGTATCGATAGGAGAGCCGAACGACAACGAAATGCTGGTTGATGTCGGGTTCTTCCATCGTAGTAATTGTCTGCTGCAATTTGAATTGATAGCAAGACTTTGTGGCGGACAGGCCATCGACCCATTCCTGCGCGTAACGTTCCAACTCCGCGGTGCGCTCGCCATCTTCAACGAGTACACCGTTATCGTAAGGGTCGATGTCGGGTACAAAGATATTCACCGTGACCACACCAGTTTGGATTTGGTCGGGTATGCCAGCTGTAAAGATTACGACCACATCTTCTTTGTGGCTGTCACGGGGTCTATAACCGCCCCGATAAACAGCACCCGAAATCATCGAGCAAAGAGCGCTGTCTTTGAGCATTTGATAGACGTCTCCTTGTACCTGTTTGCCTGTCTTTGCCATAAAGCCTGTTAGTTAAATCCGAGTGTTCTCAACATTTGAGGGACGAGGGCTTCTGCGAGTAGTTCTGCGCTGTCGAGGACATCATAGCCCCTTGCCGAAACATGACTGGCGTAACTCATTCCCGCGACAACGATGAGAACTATTCCTTGGGGGAAGTTGCGCACCAGTTCTTGAGCGTACTCTTTACCGTTTTTTGCTCCCTCCCCACCCGAGAGCACGGGAGTGAAAGAACTCATCTGTACTATCGCGCCGTCCATCGCTACAATATACCCGAGGCTGCTTCGGAGGTTGCCTGTTTGGTCCTTGTAGGAATTGGTAAGCCGTGCAGCATTCAGTACCTGCTCACCGATGGCACAGAGATTATAGGTAAGAGCTTTCTCCACCGCCTCAATCTGCCTTGCGATATGTTCGGCAATCTCCGCGTCGGAGGTGATTTGAGTAATCGCCATAATTCGGAATAGGTTAAATCAATATCCGTATCTCGCAGACGGCATCCAACGGCTCGGCTTGGATTATCGAAAACTCCCCAACGGTGTGTCCTGCGCGGTCTTTCAACCGCAGCTGTTCCGCACCACCGAGCGGCTGTGCTTCAATCAGCACCGTATATTGTGCCACCTTGAAGTGTTCACCACTTACCCGACCGATGTTGTTGTACTTGTTGGCGAAGTACTGACAGGGTATCGGGGCGCTCCAACCGACAGAAGACGGCTTGATGGGATAGCCCGTATTTGGGTCTATCCCTCCACCGCTTGTAGTCTTCTGTTTTAGTTCGATTGTGCCGTTTTCGATAATCATAGAGCCTTGCTGTTAGAGCCGAGAGCCTTTGTAACCATAGATAGGCTTTGTCGCCGCCGACACCTCGCCGCATTCATCATACAGGGTCTTCGCTTGGTTGCGAAACTGCTGTCGCTGTTCGTCGGTAAACGAATACGACTGCCCACCTTGCGTGATGTTCGGAGCGTGCGATAGCCACAACAGAATATCAGCCTTTGCAAGTTTATACACCCGACTTGTAAGGATGTCCTGCGTTGCGGTATCGGTAAGTGTCAACCCCCGTAGTACAGCGACCTCTTCGAGTTTAGTCGCTGGTACAGGATAGGCGTTTGTGCCTTTTAGAGCCTCGGAAATTGTTATCATATTCTGATTGCATTAGTTAGTCCCAAGCCTGCGCATCCGTACGGATATAGAGATTGCGATACGCCGTATCGAAGACGGGAACAGCGTCTGCTTGGCCGATAGTAACCTCGGCGAGCGGTTCAACCGTACCGTACTTCTTGACAACGGTGTGCGCACGCTCCGCGCGGAGGATGGTGTCGTTGTTTTCTTGCAGGAGGTCGTACTGCGTCGTACCGAGGCGCTCGCTTTCAGAAAGGATGAGACGGCGGTTCTCAAAGGGATTACCCGAAGAGGTTGTACCGTCAACGAACTCGCGCGTAATCATTTGGTCGATAACACGGAGCTGCAAGCCGTTGAGCCAAGCCTGCTTGGCGAGCATCGCGTTCACCGCTGCGAGGTCGGGTGTTTGGGCGATGCCCACGGCATTCGTAAGGAACGAGGCGCTGGCCTTGATAATCTGTTCAGCAGAGCAGATGTGGTACAACTCCTCGAGGTTGATAAACGCGAACTTCGGGTTCATGCCGTGCTCCTTTGCGAGATGGACGAACTTCGCAAAATCGCCGATGATATCAGCGTTTGACGGGGTTGCCCAGTCCACCGTGGTCTTCTGCTTTTGAAACTCGTCTACGTCATAGTCCAAGTTGAACTCGTTAGCGTAGGTCGCATTGGTGGTCGTTGTAAAGGCGAGCCGGCCTGCATTCGATGCGAGTTTCCAAGCGATGAACTCAAGTTCGGACTGAACGCCCGTAAAGCAGTAGTCGACATCCCCGCCCCAGAACTGCACGAGCTTTGCGGCATCGCTGTCCTGTGCCATAGCGAGTTCGGTTTGATACTCCTTAATCTCCGAGCGCGTAAGTTCACGGCTGATTGAGATAAACGGAATATCACCCTTTGCGCTCTCGAAAAGCGGGCGGTGCTTACGGATGGTCGTGCCGTTGTCGGTGTGGAGGTCGGCGGCAACATTACGATTGGCAAGTTGATTACCGAGCGTCTTCCATACGAAGCCGTTCACCTTTTTCACGGGGAAGTGCGTACCGAAGAGGAAAGGCTTGGCGTCAATCGTATTCAGACGCGCCTGTACCATTTGCTGGGTAAGCCCTTCGATAAGAGTGTTAGTAATTGTAGCCATAGTTTTTCGTGTCTATTAGTAGTTTACGATTGCGCGGAGGTGTTCTTGCACACAGGCAGGGAGTTTGTTTCCCTTGGTCACCGCGATAACCCAGGCATCAACATTGAGGTTGGTGTTGGGAACGACCGCCACCCCTGTGCCTGTGATTGCAAGCGGGGTGTATTTCAAAGCCGACGTGCTGGTGGAAACCTCTTTGGCTTCAGCGATGCATTCGCCTGCGTTGATGACACCGAGGGTGGTTTTCACCTTGATAGTGTCCTGCTCCTTACCGATTTCCACAGCCTCAATTTCGACGGCCGCGCCCTTTTCAACGAGGAGGACGAAATCGCCCTGCTTGAAGTTGTGGAACTTCTTTACCTTGATTGTCTTTGCTGTCGCTCCGACATTTTCGACAACTTCGGCGGTCTTCACAACGTGGCAGATGCCATTGTCGGGAGCGCTCAAAACGCTGCCCTCGCGCAGGAAATCGCCGCCAAGCTCCGTGACGTTCACGGAAACGCCGCCGCGGATGTCGGCGATCTTGTGCATAAGGACACGTGGTGTGCGTGTGTCCTTACGACGACTGACTGTCATACTCATTTCTTTAGATGTTTAGTAGTTAGACTTAGAACGGCTGTCCATCTTTGGAGTTAGCGCCCTCACGTTGCGCGATTGCAGCCTCCTGTTCTTTGGACAGCGCGCCCTCTTGATTTGCGCCGCCGTGTGGGGCGGCAGGACGGCCGAATGTAGCCCCTTTTGCGCGGAAAGAAGCGGCAAGTCCGTCCACCTCGGTAGTGACCTCTCCGATAAGGGTCGTAAACTCTTCATCGGTGAGCGTATCAACAGGGATGCGCTCGTAAGGCTTGCGTAGATTTTCGGGCAGCTTCTGATACACCGCGGAAAGTTGCTGTTTGCGGCTTGCGGTTGTGCGGTCTCCGTCCATCTTGTTCAAACGCTCCGAAAGCGCCTTGTTGCTTTCGATAAGAGCCTTTGCCCACTCTGGAACATTTTCCGTATCCCCCGCGGTCTGTTTCTCAACGAGTTTGTGGTTGTGCTGTTGGCCTCCAGCTCCCCCTGCGCCCCCGTTGTCGATAGGTTTGCCATCTTTCAGGCCGTACTTCGCTTCATAATTTTGCGTCGCGGTCTGTGTGGCTTCGGTAGCACGACTATCGCCGTAGCTTTCCATCACTTCGACGAGTTCTTGCGTTACCCCCGACACCGCGGTCGCAACTTGCTCGTCGGTCGTCACAGTCTTTGCCAATTTTTCGGCAATCCTGTTCAGGACATTGGCGTTGCTCGCTGCAAATTTGGCTTTCAACGCCGTTAAGATTTTCTCTTTCATAAGTTTACTATTTGGTTTACGCCACAAAGATAATCATTTCCCCTTAAAGTGATTGTATTACAATCGCTTTTATTTCAAAATAAATGATTTTACCACAGAAATACATTTATCACGCACAAAGAATAAATATAAGTTAAAGTTCACCGATTAGTAAAATTTTCTCGTCGAAATAATAGGTTTTCCAAGAGAAACTTATTACCTTTGCAATGTGAAATTAAAACAATAACCCTATAAACAAATAAACAAAATGAAAACCTTTACAATTACATTTGAACGCCAGTTGTTTCCTTGGACAGACGCTTACAAAACAACCCGTAAGGTGAAAGCCGCTGATAAATTTGAAGCTGCTGCCATTGCAGAAGAGATTGCTGAGGAAAACACCCGCATCATTAAGGTTCAAGGACAGCGCGACAGCTTTGTAGGTAAAATGACAATCATTTCAATTAAGTAATAAGTAATGATAGACGAAAAGATTATACAAGGAGCATTCCTCGCTGGGTTTGAACCCAGCGAGGATAATCTCACCGCTGAGCAACTATTTACGGAGGCGGAGGAATTTTTGACGAAGGGTTTAATTAACGGCTAAATATATCAACATGAAAGAGTACACGATTTACATCAAAGGGGCTGAGAGCTGCAATCATTACAAAGACTTCAACATCAATGAAGTAATGAAAGAGTTTGCCGACAACGGCTTCAATGTTACAGAGGAAGCAATTATGCACAACTTTGAGGCTTGGCAAGACGATTTCAAGAGCGGGTTTAAGGACGAAAAGAACGGCTATTTCCTTTTCACGCCCTGCGGATGCAATGCACTGCGTTTTGAGGCTTGCGAATTGACAGGAGTAGATTGGCAGGTGACTTACGAAGCATAAAAGCAAAACGGTTTATAAACAACTAAATAACAGAATTATGACAACTACAGTTTCAACGGTTCAACAGGGTTTGAACGAAGTGGTAATGAACAAAGTTCGGAAGATGATTGACGGCAAGGCCGTCGGAGTACAAGCAACAATGGAACGCCTCGTAAACGAGGGCAAAATTGCACAGGACTACATTGCCCCGATAGGCGTTAATCTGAAAGCTAACGAGCACAGCCCCGTTATCACATTTGACGGCTGCGGGGACAGCCTTACAATGAATATGCCCGACGGGGAGTTTACGCTTCACGACAATGCCATAGGACAACTTGCCGACCGTATGGCTATCCCACAACGATACCTCCGCCAGCTTGCGGGCGGGGCGGATTGGGCGCGACAGCTTGCCGCAACGGTATTGAATGAACACAGCGGTTGGACACAGCGCAGCCGCGTACTTATCAGAACCGTCGGGGAGCAGGTTCGCGGCGTGTTGAGCGACAGTTACCGCCGATTGAATAGTGTAGAAATCCTTACCGCCTTTGTACAGGAGGCAGCAGGGCAGGGAGCGGTTATTTCAGACGCTTATATGAACGACACGAAAGTATGGGCGGAAACGATACTCCCGCAGCCCCTCGTAATACCGACAGCCAAGAACGGCGATGTTATCATCTTTGCGGGCGCACGGTTCAGTACATCGGACTATGGCGACGGGGCTGTTGATATGCGGGCATTCCTGTTGAACGGTGCTTGCCTTAACGGTATGGTTCGTGAAAGCGTGATGAAGCAGGTACACCTCGGAAGCAAATTGCCCGATAATCTCGCCATATCGCAACGAACCTACGAACTCGATACAAAGACCACCGTTTCTGCTGTTCGCGACCTTACAAAGGGCTTGTTCAGCCATGAAACGCTCGAGCGCAAAGCCTACGAAATACAGGGAGCGAGCGAGATTGACGTTGATTTGGAAAGCGAGATTACAAAGCTGACTAAATCGGGCGCGCTACTTAAGCAGGAGGGCAAAGAAGTTGAGAAGCTGTTAATGAAGAACGACCCCGAAGATGGCGTACAGGGCGGCGCGACCCTTTGGAAGTTGACACAGGCTATCACTGCACATGCCCGCGAACTATCGCCAGAAAGAAGCCGTGAATTACACGAGATTTCGGGTGCACTGATGAATCGTGTTAAATTACCCGCATAAAGTATAACCACGCCCGCCACAGGGGCTGTATGGCGTTTGTGGCGGGGGGAAACACTACACCAAATGAAGGGTGAAAAAAAAAAAAAAAAAGAGCGCGCCATACTCCGTTTCTTCGAGGAGCAGGGATAGCTCTGCGACGAGAGCGAGAATTATGCAGAGTTTCAGACCTGGACGGATGGCGGCGTGAACATCGTAATCAGCCTTGTTGAGATGACATTCGAGGAGCTTTCGTTGTACCTTGACAGCGTCGACTGCGACGAGGAAATAGAACTGCTCCGTGAGGGCGAACGTTATCGCAAAAAGTTTACCCTGAAACAATCCGTGGAAGACATATACGGGTTTTACTGCAGGCTTGATGAAGAGTGGGATAAATTCTTGGTGTTTCACAAAAAATAAATTATCATGAAAACAAAAATAAGAGAATGGCTCCGCAAGGGTAACGAGGCTGGGCATTTCGTGCAACGCCTGTCGGACATTGTGCCTAATCCTAAGATTGATTTCAAGGTAGGTGATAAGGTTGTATTTACGAACGATTTCGGTGTGTCGTTTACCGATTTAACGATAATCGCCATTGGTAAGCACCACGACTTATGGCGATATGGGCATTGCATCTATCTTAATATGGAGAATTATTGGCATCCTGTCAATCCTTGCAGTCTTGGTTTTGATGCCCCCGCGCCAAAATATAAAGACATAAAGGACTTGCAATTTATCTGTGTTAATTGGTGGGGAAATCCTATCTACAAAGATAAAAAGGAGCGTCTATGGGTGGACATTTCGCGGAATAGCGCCCTCCCCGATTTACACTCCATCGCTGGTGATGATGTGGACGGCGAACCCAAAATGCCTATTACGTTTTACTATCCCGACTTTTACAACGACTTATGAGGACAAGGTTTATCTCAAAGGAGAAAGGAGTTCAGCTTGATATAGGCCGTTTCCCCAACTTTCATAAAACAGGAAGCATCCGCGGGATGAAACGCCTGTACTATGGGGAAGACGCGCTTTTAGTGCGTTGTGGCAATTATATTTACAATGTCACAGACGAACCCACAATTTATCACCAAGCAAAATGACAAGAAAATGGAATATGAAAGCCTAAAATCAAAACTTCAAAAGTTACAAGCACTGGTCGATCGCGGAGAAGCGGGGGAAGCGGAAAACGCACAGCGAGCCATTGAACGCCTATGCAGTGAGTATGGTATAAATCTCGATGAAGTGTTAGACTTTGCTTCAAAACGCAAATACACGTTTGAAGTCGGGAGGGCCAAAGATATGCTTCAGCTGTTTATGCGATGTCTTTCCGCTGCAGTTTGCAGTACAGAGGGCCTAACCTATTGCAGACCCACAAAGTCTTCGATACGGATAAATAGCCTTACAACCCTCGAATACGCGGAGGTGCTCGGAATGTTTAATTGGCATAAGTCCAACTACAAGCGTGAGTTGGAAGAGTTTAAGAAGACGTTTTATAACGCTTACGTAGGCAAGCACAATTTATATTTCGGTGAAGAGCGACAAGGCGTATCAGTAGAAGAACTTTCAGAGGAGGACATCAAACGCCTCCGTCGTATTTTCGCGATGCGCGAAGCCATGTCGGACCAAACCTATCGGAAACAATTAGAAAACAAGCAATGAAGAAACGAAATTACATTTATCGGGTGGAGTTCAAGACACCACCCCTACTCGGAGTTGACAACCGCAGAGACTTTTACTTCAAAAGCCTGCCCGATATCTACGATACCTTTACGGCCAAGCAAATCGGCTGCGCTGTTGGCCGCTTGTGGTGCGCAAAGGTTTCGCAAGGGCAACCATATCTTGGGCGTAAATGCACAATCACACGAGAGCAAATTTTGCAAAAAACGCAGGGGGTCAAAGAAAAATAACTAATTTTGCAGTATGAAAGATTACAACGAAATAGCGAGAATGTATGCGGAACGGCATGGGTTTGACATCGTGCGGCCATCCGAAGCAGAGCGTAACGGGTACAGGTATTTCCATGTTGATTACACCGAACGCCCTCGCTACTTGGGACATCCGCATATCATAAAAATAAGCCCCGCAGGGAAAGTCCAGCGGGTGCTTAATGTTGATGAAATTTATTGGGCTGTAAAACAGGTTACAGAACCTTTGCCACAGACTTGAATAAATCACGGCGAAGAAGTAGTTTATCCACTTTTATAACCTCGAAATACTCTACATCACGGGCGGCATATTCTTCGATTTTGAGGAATGTGCCGCTTTGTGCGTCATAGTACATCATTCGCCCATCGGCGAGGCGTTCCGCCGTTATAACATGCCCGCCGTACTTCATGTTTATGCCGATATGATAGCGTCCGACAGCCTTTGTCGCCGTTTCCAATTTCGACAACATCGTGTCGAAAGAGGTATTGTTGAGAGTTGTTGGTGTTGGTGTCTTATGGGTCTTTGGGTGCTCCCAAATATCCTGATAACGCTCGCCGAGCCTGTACGAAATGCTGTTTTTGTCTGCATCGTAGCCGAGAGAGGTTACATTCAAGCCTCGCAATCGTGCCTCGTGTACGGCAACGGCTATTTGGCAGTTTTCCGTGAACTGATTTCCCTTGCTGAAATCCACATTACCTCGCCCCTCGTTCGCTTCCAAAAATGGCATAGGCTTTGGCGGTGTCTTTATCCCCATATCCGCGGCTATGGCCGTGGCGTTGTCCCGAACTTCCTGCGTCAGTGTGGGAGCAGGTAAATTCTCGTATACCTTGAATGCCGCCCGTGTTGCTGTCCGTCCGAGTTTCGTTCCTGTAACAGCCCCTACTGCCCCATAATGTGGATGTACACCCGTATATTTCGGGTTGTCGGACATAAAGTAGGGCACACTCGAAGCGCGGCCAAGCCTTTCGTCGTTCTCCGTGAGCCAATCTTTGAAAGCCCGTGGAACATCGTCCACTTTGTTCACACTTTCGCCGTCCGTAGTCTCGCCGTTGAGGATTTTCTGCGTGTCGGCTGACAGCTCCTCGGGCGTCTTGAGGATGGTCGTTGCAAAACAGCGGCAGTACGGATGCCACCCCGTGAATTTGAAATCCTTGGGGTACTTCCCTTGCAGGTCGTCGCAGATGTCGTGAAACGGCCTGCCGTTGAGGGTGTGGTTGTTCGACAGCCGTATTTCGATGCCCACCACAAAGTCCATCTGTTGCCAGCGGAGGTGGTCGGAGGTGCGATAGGCGATGTTCGTTTCTGTGGCCGCGAGGCGCTGGGCATTCTTGTAGCTGCTGCGATACACCCCACGTCCAGGGTGATAGGCTTTCGCACGCTTTGAGAGTTGCAACTGCCCGTGCTCATCACGGACACGCCGAAAGAGCTTGTCGGGGTGTTTGAGGAAGAGGCGCAAGTCGCGGCTTAAAGCGTCCGCCGAACGTCCGTTGCGGAGACCGATATCAAGCCCCATTTCTATTTCCTCCTTGAACTGCTCCGTATACTGCCACACGCGGTCGGAAAGGTCAAGTCCTCCGACCTTGCGAGCAATGAAAGCGTCACGTGCGGCTTGGTTCGTGCTGTAATACCGCTGATACTGCACCTGCGTGAGCTTCCCGATGTTATCCCCGAAGACGCGGTTGGCGAGTTCGTTGTTCTTGTTGTTGGCGAGCGTCCATTCCGCCTTGATGCCATTCACAACGACAGCCTCGATGCGTGATTTCAGTCCTGCCAACAGCCTTTCCGTACGTTTGCGCGTGATTGGGTAATCATCGAAAGAAAACATCGCGTCGGGCTTGATTTGCCCGATTGTGCTGCTGATAGCGACGGCCTCACGCACCGCCTCCTTGTAAACCGCATCCAGTTGCTTCTCGTACACTTGCGCATTATGTCGATGGCGCAGGTCGTATCTATTTTGTTTCTTCGGCATTTCCTACTCTTAGTTTGAAGTGTTCACACTGCGGGTCTTTCAGAAAGATGCAGAACTTTCCTCCCTGTTGCTTGTAAGGGCAGCGGCAGAGTATCAAGTGTCCATCTATCGCTGGGCTTTGCCAATCGTAGCTGTTGGCGCAGTCTCTGCAGCGATATTTAGGCTGCTCCTTGCTCTGCCGCTGGGCCTTTCCGTATCTCTTTACCGCCATAATCCTATGCTGTGGGGCGGAACGCATCTTCAACGCCCTGTTGGGCTATTTCCTCGAGCGTCTTGTCTACGTCGTCGCTATGGCCGAACTCCTCGATGCTCTCACGCTGCGACATGATAGGCTCGCCGCCGTTGGCCGTCATCAGCATATCAACGGTTTCCTTGGTGTCGGTGATAGAGAACGGAGTGATTTTCGTCTCCACTTTCAGCGCGTCAATGTCGGCATGATAAGACTGCGGCAGTACCGTCTTGAGGAACGCCTTGATTACATTTATCTCGCGGTCGAAGCCCTCCAAGAGACGGCCGCTTTCGTCCTGCACTTTCATCTGTGCGTCAATGAAAAGCTGCTTTCGACTTTCGCCCGACAGCGCCTGCTGAGACATCTTCTCATAGGACCAATCGGGGAGCTGCAACTGAGTGAAGAACATCGAACGTAGCTCATTCACGTAGAATTTGAGGTTTTCAATCGCCTGCGCCCACGTAACATATCCAGCCGTTGAGCCTTTCGGGAATTGCATAACCGACATAAACTCGCTATTCTCGTTCTTCTCGTCTCCGTAATTGATAATTTCATCAGCAAACACGACAAAGCGAGGCTTTGAGTTCTTGCGGAGGTAGTTGCCGTTGCGCGAAAGCGCCCATTCTATCTCGTACACGGTCTTTGATGTGTCCTCCCAAATCGGGGTTGGTCGGTGCATATACACACATGGGATTTTGCCCAGCGTGATATCCTCGTTTTCGACCTCCGCCCACTCTCCTGATGCGTTGCTGTATTTGATGTGCTTCTCGGCGGTGTAGGTATCGAAATATTGCACGTTCTTCCTCCCAACTTTCCGCGTATAGCCGACAGACATCGCAATCATATCGCCGTACTCATCGAAGAGCGGATAAAGCTCATCACCGAGCATCGGGGAGAAGTTGCGACAACGGAATTTCAGTGGGCTGTTGAAGCCGTAAAGGCTGTTCGGGCTATCAATGGCGTACCACAGCGTCATTACCTCACAACCTGCAAACAACATATTCAGACGCTCGATGTTTAGGCTGTTAATGCGGTTGCGGTCAAAGATAGCTTCGATGTACCCCGCGATTTCCTTTTGCTTGTCGTTCTCGGGGCGATATACGCGCTTCGGGGGAATGCCGCAGCATAATTCTGTCATACGCTTAACCGCCAACCTCTGGAGGTCACAGGTCACACGCGTAACCTCTTCAACCCCTGCATCTGTAATGATGTCGGGGTATTTCGCCTTATTCATCACGGGATGCTTGGTCGGGTCGAACTCCTGCACAAGTCCGTTGCGGCCGTTCCAAACGGGGACGTCTATTGTCTTTTCGCGCAGAGCCGATATCTTCTCTGCAACGGACAACTCCGTGGAGTTGAGAATTTCTTCGATGGTCATACTTCGTTGGTATTTTAATGTCAAACTATTCTGCCCAAGCGCCCGAGGTCTATCGGCTTAAAGGCGTTTCCGATGTGGTAATCGATAGCGTAGCACAGCACGTCCACATACTCGTCGTGCGGCTTGGCGGGGAAACCACAAACTTCATCGATAAAGGCTTCATTCCACGCCCCATCGACAAGTATCACGCGTCCGCACTCAACGGTTGGGGAGGCGGCATTAAGGCGCGTTTCCTTGCTGTCGCGCGGTGGCGGCGTGTTTACTACGTTCAGCCCCGATGTGGCCTTGAGTTGGTCGATGACCGAAATTCCGTTGGCCTTTGGCTCGATGCGGACGCTGGAGCGTGCCGTATAGCCGTGTTCGCGTGCGTACTGCGGTATAAACTTCACGAGGTCGGGGAACTTCATCAGCACCTTGTGGGCGTGAGTGATATAGAGGTCGTGGCCTATCTTGCAGGTGGCGATGATGCCCGAGGGGTCGTTGTCCGTCTTTTCCGTGTAGGCGGTGTCGAGGAAGAAGACAATCGGTTCGCCATCGTGTAGGCGATTGAACTCCTCTTGTCTGATGCGCCCGAACCATTCTTCCTTGATGATGTTACCACCATCGATAGTCGGCCGCTGTTGGTATAGCGAGGTATACGTGCGTGGGCTTCGCTGCTCTACCTCAGCAAGACGTGCTTTGCTGTGCCGCTCCTCCCATAGTGCCTCGCCGATATCACGCGGGTCTTCGGGGTCAGCCATATCCTCGCGGACGGCGGGAATACGTACCACCGTCCACTTCTCGGGTTCGCGAGATAGCAGCCTCCCTGCAAGGTCGTCTTCGTGCCAGCGCGTCATAATTAGACACTGCTTTGAGCCGTTGTGTAGACGTGTTAGGAAGACGTCATTATACCAGTTCCATACGTTGTCTCGATAGGTCTGTGAGGAGGCTTCAATCGCGTCTTTGACGGGGTCGTCGATGATGCCGAGGTCGGCTGGTGTACCAGTCAGTCCGCCTCCGACACCCACGGCCTTGTAAAATCCACCATATCCAACGGTTTCAAAAATGTCGATATTCCGTAGGTAATTGCGCTTAATATCTGTCTTGACGCTTTTTGAATTGAGGAAACTCGCAGGGAAGACATCCGCGTACTCTGTGCTGTCCATCGTGCGCTGTATGGCTCGCGAGAACCCCTGCGCAAGGCTGGCTGCATACGATGTTCCGACGATTTTCAAGCGTGGATTGTAACCCAGCGCCCACGCGGGGAATTTGCGGCTCACGATTTCCGATTTTCCATGCTGTGGGGGGACGAACACCATCAATCGGTCGGTCGGGAGCTTTCCGAAGAGCAAATCTTGACACTTCCGAGCAATGAGCGTGTGAAACCACTGACGCTGATAGTTCACGTCGGTGTAATCTAAGAAGTCGGGGAACGAAAGGACCGCCCTCCGCCTCTTCAATTCACGTTCAAGTTGCTCACGTCTATCCATCTTACTCGGTCAATTTCAGCGTTTCCAGTTCTTTTTCAATTTCCTCAACCGTCATTTCGCTGGGCGGTCGGCTTACGCTGACCTCGCCCTTAATATCTCGTTTCTCGGGAGCGTATAGTCCAAGGAGTTTGCGACGTTCGGCCAGCTGTTGGCGTATTTCCGCAATGTAAGTGGGGTTGCCGAGGCGGACGACCTGTTCTGTCTGCTCCTCCACGCTGAACGTACGTATACCTCCATCGTCCCCATTGTTGTTATCTTGATTACCGCTGCGTGCAGGTGCGCCCTTACGCTTGCGTTGTGTCTTGGTATAATCTTCCTTGGATTTCTCCCACTGCTCCCACAGCTCGCGTACGGTGTCGTCGATGCGTGCAAGTTCAAGCTGCAGTGCGTCGTCCATGTCACTCAAGCGGCTCTCGCGCCACTCTTTTAGAAGCGTCTGCACGTCCTTGTGTACGGTCTGTGTGGAATATGTCTTCAAATCGAGGCGTCTCATCACCTCCGCGCGTATCGCCCGTATGGTGCTTCCGCGCTTGTACATTTGTGCAACGATTTCAAGCCGTGCCTCCTTTATCTTCTTCTGATGAACATGCTGTATTGCTCTCATAATCATTTAAGTTTGTATAGTTTGACAAAGCGCACGAGGACAGCTTGCGCTTCTTCCCGACTTCGATAGTGCTTGTGCCCGTAAAAATCACGCGTAAACCACTTGAACAGCTTTGGGTCGTATTCAAGCCTGCCGATATAGTAGCCGATGCGGTCGCACAATACCTGTACCTCTTCTGTATCCGTGCCTCCGTAACGATTGTATCGACGCGTATCAAATGCGAAGTTGTCCTTGTGTATAGACTTGAACTTGGCAATTAGTTCCATCGCGCGCCTATCGTAGACAGGTGAAGCCTTAATCAACCCGAACTTAACTCTGTACATATACTCCGTAGCGCATTTATAACAGCCTCCGCAGCCCGTCTTTGATAATACGCTTTCTCCGTATTTCTTAACGTTGGCCTGCCGTATCATAGGCTTTCTGAAATCAGGTGTGCAACACGTTGTCAATAGGGGAAGAAGTGTCTTGTCACGTCTCCAAATCGTGTAATAGCTTTGAAGATTGTTACAAACGTACGTTTTGAGCTTAAATTCGGGTGAAAAAATACCTTTCATAAAGCGCTCCCATGCCCTTAACATATCTATTCCATCCGAAAGGTCGTAGTCTATGTTTGCGTGCGATGTTGCGTCCTCAAAGATATTTCCAAGGCTGTACGTCATACAGCCTTGCTTTACCCCCTCGTCTATCAGCAGGCAAAGGATTAGAAGATTTCGCAACGGGTGTTCGTTAAACTCTTTCTTGCCCGAAAAATTGATTTTCAGTTCTATGTACGGATATCCGACAGCGCGAGCTATTGCTTGTGCGTGCTTGTGTTCAGAAACGAGTGACATATTGATGCCGCGGATATGAACCAATGTCGGTTCATATCCATCTTGTTCCGCCCTTATAGCTGCTGCAAGGCAGTCTTTTCCGCCGCTAAAAGCAACAAACATTTTGGGCCCCTGTCCGCTCTCTCCTTTTCGCGGCATAGATAGCGTGAGCGGCTTATCCTTGCCCGACAAGGGAGCAAGGCGTGCCGCTCTGTGCGCTATATTTAGACACGCCCTCAACCGCTGTGGGATGTCCAAACGTGCAGGAAACGTCTTGACGCTGTAAGCTTCATAAATTGGGGCGAACCATCGCGTCAAACGACTATCCGCTGGTATGTTGTTCAAAGTTTGCATAATCTTTAATCTATAAGTTCATTAGCCTCTGTTATGCCCTCGTTTGCAGCTTCCTCAATCAAGCTCTCTTCTTCGGGGCTGTACTCTATCTTTGGGAAATGCTTCTTGATATCGTTCGCGTTGCCCTTGTAGAAGACAAGCACGTTTTGGTGCATCTTCGCGACCTTGCGAGTGTCCATATAGCGGCTTGCCCGTAAGGCCGTACTTGCTGCCGTTTCAACGAGTATCATTTCATTATAGAAGTTCATACCGCCCTCTTTGAATATACGTTTGATGTCGCCACAGAAATCATAATAGCAGCCCGTGCGTTTGTTTCTGACATCGCCAACTACGATTACGGCAAATCGGTTATCTTTCAAGCAACCAATAGCTGCGGTAAAGGCGTCACGGAGTATCTGTATAAAGTCCTCGTATGTGCCTTGATTGCTCGCATCGTTCTCAAGGTCGGAGTATACCTCCAAATCGTAATATGGCGGACAGCTGAACAGGAGGTCTTGGCTCGCGGGGTCGAAATGTTTAGCAACGTTCCGACCGTCATCGCAAATGTACTTCACAGGTAAATTTCTATCAGCCAGCGCCCTGTCGTTAATATCCACCTGTTCCTGCCGCAATTCTACTCCCGTAAACTCATAGCCGCATTGTCCGAAGACAAGTCCTTTCTGCGTGTCGCCAGCGAAGCAATCGAATATCTTTGCTCCTATTTCGGGCGTAAACCAGCGGCAGCAGATTTCAGACAATACGGGGTCGAACAGCGATACACCAGCCGACAACACATTTGCTTCTCGTTCTTTTACGTCGTCGGGAACATATTTGTCGAGGTACTCCTTGAAAGATACGCCGAGCTCTTCACGATGTTTGCGTGTGCGTAGATACAAGTCCTTGTACTTCACTTCGGGTGAGTGCAGTAGTGTATCGTTGCGACTTTCACCCATATCGCCGATAAGTTCGCGCCACATCCTCTTACGTTCCTGCCAATAGCCCTTGCGAGTGTCAAGAATAGAGAAAGGCGGTACAACGAAGCGATCGTTGAGGGACACTCCCGAGGGCGGGTTTGTTTCGATACCTCCCCCCTTTCCGCCATCCGCACTCCCTGTCTCGTCCCATCCGTTCGGCTGCCAAACGTCCACTCCCCAATCGTCGAGTTCTTCACTGTCCCACTCGTTTGCAAGCGCGTCCATATCCCAATCACCAAAGCCGACGTTATCCTTGATGATAAACTCACGACACTCATCGGAAGAAAGTTCCGAAGCTTTGATAATCGGTGCTGTTGGGTTCGCTTTCCACGCGTCCCAGTAAGCCACGAGGTTGTCACGCTCTGCCTGCGTCTTCCTCTCGTAGTCACGCAACCCCGACAACCGTTGGGCCAATTCATTCACGTCCATACCCTCAATGGCCGTAAGCGCTCGGAAACGCATATTGCCACCAAGCGCGACAAAGGTGTCATCAACCACTATCGGCCGCAGTTCAAGCATCTTCGGGAGCACGAGGATGCTATTGATAAGTTTTTCGAACTTTTCATTACTGATACTCCGAGGGTTGGCGCTGTTTACCTTGACTTGCGACAACTTTACAATTTCTGTTTTCATTATTCAATCAGATTTCATTAGATGATACAAAATTACGAAAAGTGATTGTATTGCAATCGCTTTTGGGATAAAAATAGCCTTTTATGGCTGTATTTCGCCCGAAATTGCCGTTTTCAACATTTCTATTGTCGCCTTTCGGTACAATTCAGAGGGTGTGGTGCGGAATACGCGCCAACCCATCAGCGTTGCTTGATTGTATTTTTCAACGTCCCCGAGAAAGCCCTGTGGTCGTGTGTGCCGCCCCTGCGTCCATACGCCGCCCTCCACTTCAAGAGCTATCTTGTACTCGGGGATGGCGTAATCGAAACGCCAGCGCCGTTTGGGGTGGAATTTGTGCTCCTTGACGCACTCCACGCCGAGGTCGGTCTTGCAGATAACGGTGAAAACATCGCGCAATGCCGCCGCATTCGCTTTCTGTTTCCCTTTCTTGGGCTTTATATCTTTGTTCATTCGCGATAAAATAGCTTATGCAGGCCGCACAAACGCCTTTTGAACGCTGTACGGCCTGCGGGGTTAAACAATTAGAACGGCAGGTCGGCCTCGCTCGGGTCAAACGCGCCTTGGTCGAGCGTTCCGCCTACACTCATCGTCGCTTGCTTCGCCGCAATGGCGTGCATACCGCCAAGGATAGGCAGTGCGTTCCGTTCGTCTTCGGACATCGCCTCGCGCTGCTCCTTGGACAGGTTCTCCTTAATGCAGTGCGTGTCGGTGTACTTCGGTTCTTGCATCTCAATGGCCGTAAGGTTGAGATAGCATCCCTTTTCACCGAGGAACACCCCGTCGCAATCATCAACGGGGATAATCAAGCAGCGCTTCGTGGTGGTCTGCCCTTTGAGATTTCGCATAAACGCTCCTCTCAGCTTGAGGAGGTCGATTTTAATTCCATAATTTGTCATAATATTCGTTTGGTGTTTACTTGTTTGTGATAATTATATTTCTGATGTGGCTTCAAACAGCGTGAAGAAAAGCGAGAACGCTGCGAATGTTGCGAGGGCGAAGATGCTCTTTTCACGCTTGTCTTCAAAGTAGATGATGCACATTGCGATGATGGCTGCGTGGGTGAGCCAATAGAAGATTTTCCAAGTGGTCATAGTATTGTTATTTTAGGTTCATAATAATTCTCTCGCCCACCTTGTGCCGCAGATATGTAAGACTGTCTACCTGAAAGTCTCTCACGCCGTATTTGTTTGCGACATAGAAATGCCATTCGGACGGTACATATTCAGGCTCGTGCGTTCTTGGATGAACAACAGGTACATAGACATAAGCTTCTTGTATTGATTTAGGTTGTTTATCGTCCATATGTCCGGGAATATATTCCTTGCAGACTAAAAAACCTTTGAACGGTTTTGTTTTACACCCTGATAAAACTGCTAATAGGCTGAAAGCCAAAATGATTTTCTTCATATTCTTTTCTCATTTTACAAGTTCAAAATCATAGACAAAGACGTAGGGGGTACTTTCCCACGTTCCACGGCCGCTGATACGATCGATGAGGTCGGCGTAGGCTTCGCGAGGTGAGGGGTAAAAGCGCGTGTCTTTTAGCCGTTCATCCCAAAACGAGGAGGTCGTTTCGTCGACGCGTATTCCCTCTTTGGCGCACTCTTCGTCGGTGATACCCTGCAAGCGCTGGACGCGGAGGTTGGTGATGCGGATTTGGTGCGGCATAAGGTCGGCACGGACGAACATTTTGTTTTTCCAACCACTGACTTTTTTGAGGAAATTGCTGCGCTGTGTCACAGGGTGTTCTTGGGCTGACAGTTTAGCGAGTTTCTGCACGCCTACGCCTGCATCTGTGTAATTTTGTGCCACAGCTACGATTTCGCCGATGCGATATGGTGTCCTGTTCAATAGCCGCTCTATCAGCGTTTCGTACCTCACAGCGCCACATCCTGTGGTTGAAATTGAAGTCACTTCGTCGAGCCAATCTTCGTAGTTGTCGATTTCTTTTTGCGGCACGATACGCCTTGTCTGTGTCTTCATGCCGTTGAGTACCGCTTGCGTGAGGGCAAATCGGTCGGCGAACATAATTTTCTTCATGACTGTACAGTTTGTTGTAATTCTATTGCTTGGAAAATCTCATAGGCTACTTGCGGCACCCATGCATTACCGTAAGCTGCTACGCTTTCGGCTCTCCATTTTGAGAAAGAAATGGCGTGAGCGTCCAATCGTGCGGAAAGCCCATCATCTCTGCTACAAACTGGGGATTGAGTTGGGAAGCATCGGAAATCGGACTTATCAATTCTGCAATTTTGTCGGTCAGATTGAATTTGTTCCTGTTTACCGAACAATTCCCGCGCGCTTCTTGCGTCTTTGGTGTGGGAAGAAGTTGCATCTTTGCAGCCTTTGCTAATGTTGGGCGCTCTGTAGCTTTTTTGCTCAAAGATTTGTTTACTCTTCCCGTCCCCTTGTCTATTGCTGTTGGTGTGGGCAACAATCCACACCCTATCTCTTCTGTGGGGCGCTCCGACGGCACAAGCCGGAATAATAAGCGGTTGGACGGAATATCCTGTGTACTCAAGGTCTTCACAGATGGCGTCGATTGTGAATTGTTGCTCTTTTCTGTATATGTAATTCTCCTCGAAGATATGTTCCGTACGTCCCATGTCAATCTCCGTGCCGGGCTGTACCATCGTGAGGAGCCCAGCAACGTTTTCACCAACGACCCAAGTGGGCTGTATCTCGCGTATTGCTCGGAGCATTTGAGGCCAGAGGTAACGGTCATCGCTCGCTCCATTTCGCTTGCCGGCAACAGAGAATGGCTGGCAAGGAAATCCGCCTGTGAGTATATCGATGCACCCTCGCCATGAGGTAAAGTCGGTTTTCGTGATGTCTTCATAAGAAATTGAATTAGGGAAATGATGTTCTAAAACCTTTCGAGCAAAAGGATTGATTTCGCAGTGGAAAGCGTTGGTCCAGCCCATCCACGAGGCTGCGAGTTCTGCGCCACCGATACCTGAAAAAAGTGAAGCGTGGGTCATGGCTTTCTATTGCAATAGGTTACGTCTTGCACGGTTCGGGTGACTTTCCCTGTTCTGACGGTTCTATTGGATTGGACAAGTCCGTTGGTGTTGGTGAAATAGACGTAATGCGACCCAGCCGTGAAGCGATAAACTTTTACGCCATCGACTTCAAAGAGAAGCCGAACGTCGTAGTTTTCTCCTTTATGTGCGGTGTGGGCGGGGCGAGGTTCTCCGCGATCTTCACATCCTGAAATTAGAAAAATGGATAATAGCAAGAGTATGGTATTCTTTTTCATTGTCTTAATTGTCTTAATTGTTTTACTCGGGTAACTTTGGAATTTCCATCCAGTATTTAATATCGCTTTGATAGCCAATTGTGTCCCAATACCTATTACCAGTGTCATATTTACAAGTATGGCAAAATCCGTTCTGCGCCATTACTAAATAGCGCCCACTTTTCTTAGGCAAATCGCCATCTATATTATTGTGCCAAACTTTCGATGTCGCACCCTCGTACAGTCCTACCCTGTACCATTGCTCCTCTCTGTCAGTTTCAAAGCAGTAAGGCTCTGATGGTCTGCCTTGATTTATTATTTCTTCTCGTGTCATAACCCTAAAGATTGTTTAATTTGCTGTTTATAATGTTCGTTGGCAGCCTGCTTAGCATCTGAAAGTGAGATATAACAACTGACAAAATTGCTATTACAGAATAAATTAAATTCGTTGTGAACAAATTCTATCCTGTAAAACCAATTAAAAACTGTTACGGCAAGGTATGGTCCATATTCGTAAACTCTTTGCCACTTCAACTCTGGCATATTATTCACCACGCTCTCACGCCCAGCGTTGAAAGCCGCTTCAATATCCTCTTCCGTGAATACCTTATTCTCCGAAAAAGAAACTTCGTTACCGCTAAGTCTACCTTGCAGTCTTGCAACTGCGTACTCTTCTGCTAATTTTTCCTGTTTTTTCATTGTCTTAATCGTTTTCTTCGTGAAACTTCCGTAGAACATCTTTAATAGCTTCGGCAGCGGCTTGGGCTTGCTCTCTGGTACGGAAATAGTTGCCGAGATTATAATTATCATTATCTTCTTCCCAACCAACTTCCGTCGCTCTGCCAATATCGAATACGGTTCTGACAAAGTAATAGCTTTCGTATTTTTCCGCCCGCCACCGAACTTTTTCTACTCGCTTTTCCGCTGCATTCCAGCGGAGGCCTTTTTCTTTCATCACGTCGAAGAGTTCTTGCTTCTCTTCCTCGGTGGCGAGGCGGATTTCACGACGGGGCATACAGCGCCAACAACAACAACCTTGAACCAATAGTCCACTCAAATTCATGAGTATATAACTTTTGTAAGCTCCTTCTGAATTTCTCTCCCCTTTGTAAATCATTATGATTTTATGGGTAGCATCGTTAGGCTTGGCATCATCGATGAGAATGTCCCCATCTTTGAAGTATTGTTCAGGTTCTTGCTGTTGGAAGGTGATGATGCCGTCTTTGATGGTGGCTGTGCAGCCTTCGGGGATGGTGATGCTGTCACCTTGTTTGAATGTAATTTGCATAGTTGTTTTAGTTAGTAATTTCTTCAAATGATTTAGGATTTAGGTTCAGCATCGCCTTGTCACCGAGCTGCTCATGTTCACGCTGCGCAAGTTCGTGCCACGTCTCGCGAGATACAAGCGCAATGCCATAATCTGTAGCCGCTTTCTCAACCGCTGTGGCGTACTCATCGGGGAGCTGCAGGTTGCGGTCGTCATCGATAGTTAGCAAGCGCTCCGTCCGCGCTTGGGCGAACACCTTGTGCATGAGCGTTCCGAACATTTTGTAAAGTCTGTGGTATGGCTCAATGAACGCTTTCTTGTACCGCGGTTTCACGAACTCGGCAATAGGCTGTTCGTCCGTGGTGAGTTCCATCACGTGCACCGAAACGTTGAGCGTGGTGTACGCTGTACAGAGGGACGCATAAAGTTGGGCGTCTTTATAATCATTCTTATCGAACAGGGAGTGAAAGATGTTGTGGATGCGCTTCACACCGTCTTTGGTGATGCGATGCAGGTCGTCGGCTCGGTCGTCAAAGTACTCGTCCACGACGAAGTCTTGAGTAATCGTGTGTTCGTCCGTCGAAAGGTCTACGAGCGCACGTCTCACGCGCTTGAGTTGCTGCTTGGTGTCCTGTCGGAAGTACTTGGGAAACTCGCGCTGTGCGTGGCTCAGTGCGTTGATGATTACGTTCTGCGCAGCCCCTGAGAATATGCGGACTTTCAGGGCGAGGTCACGGATAAGTTTTTCGTCCTGCTTGAACATCCGTTCTTGGGCAGCTTGATTTGATGCGTAATAGTTCATAAATTTTGTATTTTGGTAGAGTTGGAATTTGCTTGAAAAAGCGAGGGCGGAGCGGACAAACGAAAGAGAGTTGTTGCTGGTCCGACACCACTGCATCGGGAGCTCCGCCCTCGTAGATGGTTGCTAAAATGGGCAATCGCCCTCGGGGGCTTGTAGGTTGTCCCAATCGAAAACAGCGGCTTCCTCCGCGTCCTCCTGCCTGCGTTTGTTTTCGGCGCGGAGGTGATTTTCATTGTCCCAAATCGGCTCTATGCCGTTTATGAAAGGTGTGTATCGCCCGTTGTTGAGGTTGTATTTGAAGAGTGCCGTTCCGCATTCTCCGAGGTGGCGGAACTTCACCTTTTGCACGTGTACTTCTACGTTATTCTCCGCGCGGTTTCGATGCACAACGATGCCGAAGTCGGCCTTGTTATAAAAATTCGCTGAACCACTGATGTCATACAGCGTCGGGGCTTCGATTACCCCGTCTTTGTTGCGCGGTTGCTTGGTGGGGTGGGCCATCAGGATAATCAACAGGTCGTTGCGCTGAGCAAAGTTTGTAAGCCTGTCCAACAGCTCGCTGATGTATCGTGTTTCGTTGAGTGAACCTTGCTCGCTTTCGAGGCGGTTGTAGGGGTCGATGACGAGCGCCTTAATGCCGCGTCTCCTTACGAGATATTTCGCTTTTTCAAGGATATTGTCCAAGCGGAAGTTATCCGTCGGACTGATGAAGAAGAAGTCCTGCTCGATGTGCTCCTTGACCTGTTTGTATTCGGGATATGCCAGTGTTTGGCGGCTGAAACGCTTTCCTGTGAATTTCTCTATCAGCTTTGAGGCGTGATAGGCGAGCGGCGCGTTCTCGGGGCTGAAATAGGCGAAACGCCATCCGTACCTCATATTTAGCCGCTCGGCTATCTCGTCGATAAACTCCGATTTACCGCTGCCAGGAATGCCTGTCACGATGCAAAGGCGCTTCGTCTCAAAACTACATAGGCGGTCGAAGTTGTCGTGCCCAATGGTAACGCCCCTCTGCCATCCGTTCTCAAACAGGGCGTCCAAGGATGACTCAAAGTCGGTCACCGTGAAGATACCGTCAATCTTGATTTCGGGGGCAGTTTCGATGCACTTCAAGAGGCTCTCGCGGCCGTACTTCATCAGGTGTTCGTTGGCGTCCTTGCAGCCCTCGCCGTACTCCAAAACTCGGCAGCGTTCCGCCCCGAAACGGCGTATCAGCTCATCGCGTAGAAGCACTCCCTTTGTGTCGGTGTCCGCGGCGATAAAAATCGTGTCCTTGTCCTCGAAATACTCCTCGATGTAGTCGTCCAAGTAGTCGAGATTGGCGTTCGCCCCGTTCGGCACGCTCACCACGTCGTGACGGCCGCATTCGTAGAACGAGAGGGCATCCATTTCGCCCTCGGTGATGATGCATTCTTTCTGTCCCTTGACGGCGTCGATATTGTAGGGCAGGAGTTCTGCGCCTGAACAGAGTTTGAAACACTTGTCGCCCGTTCGGAACTTCGTGTTGACGAGTTCCCCGTTGTGGTAATAGTTGAACTGCACGGTGTTAGCCTGCCCATTCTTTTGTGGCATCCACTCGCTGCCCTCGGTCACTTTCAGTGCCAGCAGCGTTTCCTCGCTGATACCGCGCCCCTTGAACCAAGCAAGGGCTCGGGCGGACATCGGGGCTGTCGGGCGGGGCTGCGGCTTCTTGTATTCGCGGCGCTGGTGCTTGATTTGTGTCTGCCTGTACCACGGCTGCTGTTCCATCCATCGGCGCTTCCCCTCGGGACTGTCGTCGTAGCCGCTTTCGGCCAATGTACCGCTCCACTCACAGTAATGGCAGTGCCATAGTCCCTTGTCAAGGTCGACTGAGAGGCTTTTGTCGCGTTTGTCTCTCCGCTGGTCGTGGCATCGGGGGCAGAGGACTTTCATTTTTCCGCTCCGCCGTCCGTGGGGGATGTCGATACCGAAATCGCTGTAACTTTTCATTTTTGTCGTTCTCTTTTATTGGTATGGGGCGCTGACAACCCGTTTTTTACCGTTTTTGCGGCCGCTGATGCATTCAAATGCTCTTTCTGTATAACTTATGAGGTTGTGGAATTTTAGTGCGCCACAGCGTGTTTTTCGTTATATCAAAATCCAGCTGCCGTTTGCAGCGTCCCAGCTGTGTCGCTCCGAGGGACGGGGTGGGGCTTCGGCGGGGATGGTCACGCGGCCCGTTCCGTAGGTGCGCCGTCCCGAGGGGTGTTCGATGTATTCGCCAGGCCCAAGGGTTGCGGAGACCTGTTGCTGCTTGGCTCGTGCGCCGCGGTCGTTGTCGTAATTCCCCTCCATCACCTTGACCCAGTTCCGTGGGCTGTCGAAGATCCAGTCGAACGATGCCGCCCAGCCTGTGTTGTTCTCTCCCCGCAGGAAGCGCGATGCCGCCACCCGCCCGAACAGCTCCCGAGCCTTGGCGAGTTGCTCTTCCTCGTCCTTGCCCCATTCGCTGAGCCGTATCTTGATTTTTTGCTTCCGCTGCTCGCTCAACGCCTTGACCTTGGGGAGGGCGTTTCCGCAGATTTCGTTCCAGCAGTCGACGAGTACCCGATAGGGTACGATATCTTCTTTTCTCTCCTTTTCTCTACTCTTCTCTTCTTTGTCGGTTTTTGTACCGATTAACCCGCACCCGTTAGGGTTTTTGCTATCAGAAACCCTGCCCCCTTTTGGCTTTTCTTCGCAAAAACTCGGTGGGGTTGGTATATCAGCGTGCCTCATTTTATAAACACTTGAAATATTATCCACAAAGTTCTGACACCAAATTATCTGTCTACTTTCCCATAATTCACTATCTATTTTGCCAAGCGTAAGGAGAGTGTTCATTATGTCCTTTGCAGTGTCTTCGTCGCAGCGTGTCTTCGCTAACAGATACGCCCAGTTGTTGGGGACTGAGCAATCGTAGTGATGTCCCTCCGCATCGCCGAGAATTTCAAGCAGCTTAAACCAAAAGGCATATCCATCATTTCCATACTTGCTTTCAAGTATGAATATCGTGCGCCCGCCTTTGACGAAATGAGGATAGTAATCAACGGTTTCTTTTGTTGGTCTTGCCATAATATCACCTGTTTTACATTGTTGCCACTATTGATTTACGCAGCTTTTCATTGCGGGCGTTCCACTCAAACGTCTGTATCATCCACTGGCGGTAATGTAGAGGGATGTCGGCTATACGTTCGCCTTTGTACTTCCCAAACGGCATAACGGATATTGGAGCATTGGCTTCGCTATCCACGGCCTGCGTATCTTCGCGGGTGTACTTCCCGATGTCGTGTATTGGGATGCCCGAAAGTAACCGTCCGCAAGTCCCAAACAGTCTCCACATCCGCCCCTGTTCAAATACGAGGTCTTCAACGCGCCCGAAACGTGCCACGTTTCCGCCCAAATCACAGATTAGGCAGTCCTGCTTCTCGGGGTCAATACGCGTTCCGCGGCCGATGATTTGATAATATAGGGCGATTGAAGCCGTGGAAAGCCCCAAAATAATACAGTCGATGCCTGTATAGTCGAAGCCCGTTGAAAGCACGCGTACGTTAAATATCACACGGATTTCACCCGCTTTGAAGCGCTCTATTGTATCGGCGCGCTCACCCTTGTCCATATCTCCGTAAATCACGGCAGAATTTGGATATCTTCCCGATAGGTTGATGGCATCCGCAACCGAGGGTACGAAGGCCAATACGTGTTGGCGCTCGGGGTGATTGTTCAAGGCATCGATAATGGCCTGTGTACCTCCGTTAGCATCATAGGCTTGCTGCACGCTCGCCTCGGTATACTCCGACTTGCTGGTGTTGAAAACCAAAAGGCTGTCGTCAAAGCCTGCAGCCTCGTAAGCGAGAGGCGACCAAAAGCCGAGTTCGCACATCTCTTTTACCTGTCCTACGTGGATGATATCCTTGTAGAAGTTTCCCTTTTTGCTGCGCGATGTCAGCATAACGAGTTTGGAAAATGTATTTCCGTTTAAATCACGGTTGGTTTGCAACTTCACAGGCGTTGCGGTAATACCGAGGACGTGTGTAATTCCGCTTTCTTTAAGGAATGTCCCCAGCATACTATCGGCTTCGCGGGGGTAAAGATGTGCTTCGTCGATGAGTATCTTTGTAAAGCCCATTTCTTTGAATTTCGCTCCGAGTTTCTTAATAGAACCGATGGTCGCATACGTTACCTGTTCTATCTCCCTGCGTCCAAACGAGGCGCTGTAAATGCCTGCGTTGGCAAAACCTCCGCAGAGGGTGAGATACTTCTTGTAGTTTTGCTCAAGCAACTCCTTTGAGGGCTGCAGTACTATTAGTTTGTCATTGGTGTGCTTGGCTACAAAAGCCGTCAAAATTGACTTTCCCCAAGCCGTCGGGAGCACAATCAAACTCGGTTTTGGCTTCGGCTCTTGAAAGAACCGTATCGCCTTATCTATTGGCTCGGATTGATTTGGTCTTAATGTTATCATATCTTTGCTGTTCTTGGGTTAAAAGTGCTCCGAACGTAGGGCTAACCACGCCAACAGAGAGCGATGGAGGTCTTTCGATTTCTCCACCCGTATTCGGAGCTGAAACTGCAATCTTTATATATCGGTTAATCGTCTATTTCAGCAGGAAGCGCCGCGCGCCTTGCGTGGGCGTGACGAACTCCTTGTAAAGGGCGGGGTGCTCGGCATTGAAAGCCTTGGCGTCGAACTTTTCGCTGGGCTTCGGAGCTTTCCACGTGGCGAGCGTCTGTCCGCCGTAACTGATGGCTTCAGCGTCGCCGAAACACATCTTGATTTTCTCCTCCAATGCGGCTTTCCGCTCCTCGACGGCAGCGAGTTCTTCCTTAACCTGCTTGAGGTCTTGATAGGCATTGAAAATTTCGTCATTCACCTCTACAATCTTTCCGCCGACGTGTTGGTTGTATTTGAGGAGGATGTCCTGAACATTCGCGGCCGTGGGTTCTTTTCCACCCTTGATGTGGTCTATCCAAAACTTGTCTACCTCCTCGACAATCCAAGCGTAGAAGTCGGGGACGAATGCCAAATCCTTGTAGCCGAACTCTCGGCCCGAACACAGCCAGGCGAGCGAGCCTTGCTGCAACTCGGCCACTCCCAGCTGATATTGCACTTGGCAGAACCAGTGCTTGGGGATGTCGTCGGCGTCGATGCTCTTCTGTGTGGTCTTGCATTCGAGGATGCCCTTATTGGCGTTGTTGCGCGGCATGTCGGCCAGCCAATAGGTGCGGTCGGGGCTGACGCGCATATATGGGCGGTCGTTGTTGACAATCAGCCAGTCGCCCGCGGAGGATTTGATTACCTGTTGTCCTGTCGCATCCTGCCAGAACTGCGCCACAGCATCTTCGAGATAGTGCCCCGCTTTCATCGCGAAGTTCTCTTGCTTCGGAGCGTCCAGCCCGACTTTGCGCCGCCAAAGCTGGTAGGGTGTTTCCCAAGGGTTCAGCCCGACGATGGTTGCGACTTCGCTACTGCCGATGCCGCTCTCGCGGTGCTTGAGCCATTCGTGGCGGTCTTTGGGTTTGATGATGGTGTTACTCATTGTCTTCCTCCTCACCTTTTGTTCCATTTAGCAAATTCGCAACAAGTGCTAACTTCACGGCTTCATCCAATATTTTGGGAAGATACTCGTTATTGTTTATTGCTTGTGCAACAGCCTCTTTGATATTCAAAGCCTTTCCCAAAATAGCCGTTGATAAATCTGTTTTGTTCTCTTGGTTTTCCGCGGCGATAACGATTACACAGCGTTTGTCCGTGTTTCCGTTATACCAATCTTGTACCTGCTTTTCGATGATTTCTTTAATTTCCATAATTTCTATTGTTTTTTGGTTGTTGTTTTCTTTTGTTCTTTCGGCTGATTACCATCTTTGATTTCGCCCGTTTCGGGGTCTACTCCTGCGGGTGCTTCTCCAGCGGCAGGGGCTGGTTCACCCGTGGCCTGTGCGATGGCAGCGGCGGCCTTGTCCAGCGCCGATTGTGCGACTTGCTCTCCCTCGGCCTGCTTCTTGGCTTCGACGGCAGGGCGCACAAATGTTTCCTGCACGGTGGTCGTTCCTTCCTTGATGGCGTTCCAAGTGGCGCGAAGCTCAAAGAGCCGTTCCTTGTCGATTTCCGCGGCGGTGGCGATGCCGAGGTACTGGCAAATCATGGCTTCTGTCACGCCTGCCTTGGCGAAGTTGGCAAGGCAGTTTTTCCGCGATGTTTCAACGTCAATTGCCTGCCCGAGGGCTACTTTCTTCACCTCGTCGATGATGCGCTTGGTCACCGCCTTTGGCACTACCGTCAATACGGCGTTACGGAAAGCTATCGATGAGGCTGCGTTTCCCGTTACTACTTGCATGTCCTGCGAGAATGTGAAGCCCTTCTTGGTCATGATGCTGCGCTTCACTTCCTTGCTCACGGCAAAGTTCGTTTCAAGGTCGTGGCAGATGGCCTGTGCGGTAATCATTCTGCCGTCATTGCCGATGATGCGCGTCTGCACTCGGAGATTACCCCAAGCCCCAGCGATGATTTCCGCCATACGCACGGAAAGCCCCTCAATGACGCTGTCGTGCCCCTGTGCGTCCTTGCGGCGGAGGACGTAGAAGCAGTCTTCGGCCGTTTCCTTGTCCATTGTGGCGTACGTCGCAATCTTGTTGAGCACCGCGTGCAAGTCGCGGGGGTACTGCTTGGCGGTGGCTATCTGAATGTCCACCTCCGCACGGTTGATGGCTTGAAGCATATCAGCCTGCTTTACTTCGATGATTTCGTTTTGGTCCATAATGATTATAGTTTATAGGATTTGTAATTCTGATTAAGCCCAAGCTCGCTCCTCGCGGTAAGCGTCGAGGTCTCTTTGGAGGCGGTCGGCCTCTTCGTCGGCCTCTTGTTCGAGAGGGTCGGGCTCCTCCTCTTCGGGGAACTCTTCTTCGGGGGCTGCGACTTGCCAGCCCCTGCGTTCGAGTTCGTCGGCCAAGAGGTCGGGGTCGATGTGGGAAAGGAGGGCGACAATGAATTTGTCAAATTCCTTGTTGGAAAGGAGGTCTTCCATTTCAAGGGTGACAGGGAGGTTTGTGATGTACATGGCTCTGGTTGATTTATCGTTGTTTCTTAGTGGCGATATAGGTTGCCGCCTCTTGGTTTAATTCCTCTTCGGTCGCAACAGGTTGCCCACGCATCCATGTTTCTATGGCCTGCTTTGAAAAGAATACGCTGTTGCCCCGTTTGAAATGGGGTATCACGCGCTTGCAAGTGTAGGTGTAGAGTGAACTTACACTATAACCCGTGAGCAGCGCGCATTCCTCCACGGTGAGCGTGTCCTTAACTCCGAGAAGAGTAGCGCGCTTGATGTCTTCAAGTTGCGCGATGATGGTGTTTGCTAAGTTGCTCATATCAATCTTCCTCCTTGATGATTTCGTCGATGTACTCGGGCAATAACCCACGGCTGTAAAGCCACTTTCCGCATCGGTAGACAGCGTATAGAAGCGCGCCTGCCGTGCTCTTCAAGAGCAGCCAATGCCTTACAGGTGTTGTGGCATTGGGTGTGTCCTCGCCTGCCAGCAGCAGAAAGGCGCAAAGGCCAGCTGCTGCAAGGATGAAAGCGGCAACCCATTGTAGACACGTCTTAATCCTGTTCAT